TAGGCAATAGATGAGTTATAGTAATCACCTATCAGCATGGATACCTCTTCCAATGGATACTTTATCGCATTGGGGATGTCTTCATAGGCTTGCTGCATGTACAACTTACCGTCAAGATCCCTTAACCTATCCTCGTATCCCTTCCGGTAGAACGTGGGGGTTGCAGCTCTTATACACTCTAATGGGTGTACATCAAACAATCTATCGAAGTGTGGATAGCTCCCCTCATCCCAGGGTAATCCCCACATCTCCCAGAATGGACTATTGTAGGGTGCAGCATCGTGGGTAGATGGTGCCAGTCCAACAATAGCTACTTGCTTAAATCCCATTCGTACTTATCAATACCTCATCTGGTATTGTGAAATTTCCTGATACGCTTACCCTTTCTCCCTCAACCCAGAATGGGTGAACAGAGTGATCAAGCGTGGCTGGGAACATAAGCATCAAGTTTTCAGTTGGAGAAACATCCCATTCCTTAACACATAATGGACTTATTGACTCCCCATACCTAAAGAAGATATGCCCAGCAGATTTTACATTTGAATCAGCTTGTTCCTGAAATATAACATCAGGTACCTTTAAGTATATTACAAAGGAAATAATACCACTATGCTGATGGTTGGGATTATGGTCATATCTTTTCTGATAATTGATCCATAGGTTCTGTAAAGCTATTCCGAACTTTTCCTTTCCAGGTACAAAGTTCAACCTTCTAGGACCATAGTGTGCGGTAATAAAGTCAAACCACTGGAATAACATACCAGCCAGTTCTTCATGTACAGTCTCTACATACTCATCACCGTAGTTATATGAACCACCAAAGTACATATTCCCAGCAAGTTGTTTGCTAAAATTATGCTCTTCCTTTTTCCTTATCCGGTTCCCTTCTTTTAGAAGAGATTTCTTTAGTTTGTCACTAATGAAGTTTGCATATACACATGGACCGAAAGGAAATATAACCTTGCCACCTGCGCCATCCTCTACACTTGGACAAGCAGTAGTCAGTTGACGATAGCTAAGCTGCCCACCCTTTCCATCCTCTACGACAGAACCCACAGTTTTTGATTTTTTCATAAGATCGGGGGTGGTTTTACCCACCCCCTATTTACCTCTTACGCTTTAACGTCAGCTAAAGTACCACTAGAAGCTTCGTTCTTAGCCTCAAGACCATACTCCACGACTAACATCTGTCGCACAGAGTCGCCTGACTTAGCCAGTGCCTCTGTCTTAAAAGGTCGCAGGTAAGCTACAGACCAGTAGTCAAAGTCTAAAAAGAACACATCCGCATCACGGAATTGGTTACGGTCACTCACGATTTTGAACGTGCCAAAATCGCTGACATATACGTCAACCGCTGAAATAACGTGAGCAGGTTTGTCACCATCCGCTGCAGTACGCATAGGAACACTAACATTCGCAGTAGCAGGTTGTGTTGACAAAGCTGAGATGGCTTGCTTAATGGTTGGTTTGCATAAAATAACATCGGGATCACCACCAGCCTCATGCACCTTCTTGATTACGCTTCTAATACCAGCTTCCGTAATGGAAGCAGTAGCAGTCGCGGAAACAGGTGCAGTCGTACCCGTGGCACCAGCAGTCGGTGAACCACTTGTCGGGTTCATGGAAACATAACCCGAATTCAACCAAGTACTGAGTCCAGCACTTCGCCTAGCTTCTGTGGAGTCACCAACAAGCAGGATTACATTGTTCGTCAACATATATTCTATGTCACGTTTCATCTGCTTGGCTTTCTTCGCTAACTGATAAGCTTGCGAATTTTTTCTGCCAGCATAATCTACTGCCTGGTTGGTTCCTGATGTCTGAATTGTGTAAACACTTATCTGGGTGTAATTAGTCAATCGCGTTGGATTAGCCCTTGCATCATTTGACGGATCGTTACCTTCTATCTGCTGGTTCGTGGAACCTGCAGCGATAGTATCGGTCTGCCAATCAAATTTAGTTGAATCAGCTGTGGTCCTACCACAACCGCTAAAAAAGGGAGTATCCATAGGAGCGATATTATAAATTACGTTCGACAAGTCTTCCCTGATACCTACAGCACTGTAAGTAAGAGAAGTATTTGATGGAACTGCCATAATTTTTCTCCTATTCTAATTCGACAAAATCCTCCAAAAGACTCACTGCATCTCTGTAGTGTCCAGTCTCTTGAAGCCTTTTCATACTCGCAGTTCGTTTTGATTTGTCGCTGTCAGACTTTCGTACACCCTTGCCACTTCTAATGACTTTGGGTTTGTTCTTTATCTTTTTAGACTTAACTGTTTTGACTTTCTTCTGGTCATCTTCCCAAGCTTTAGCTTGCATTAAGATTAGAATAGAACGGTGATCGAAAAGCTGTGCTAACTCTTCCTCGGCAAAGCCCTTGGTAAAAGCGAACTGTCTCAGTTCACCAGCAATCGCTTTCTGTTTCACTGGATCTCCCCAATCGGGAAGGATACTGACTAACTTTTGATGTTCAGTCTGTGCCCAGTTTTGAAACTGATGTTGCTGTTCAGCATTTTGCTTTTCTGCTTCTTGTGCGTGTGTCTGTTTTAGCTTCTGAACACTGTTCTGGGCTTCTCGGAAATCATCTCTCTTTGTAAGATATTCTTCCTTGTCTTCGGTTTTTAATCGTTCCCAGTCAATGTTCTCAAATTCCTGTAACGAGGAGAGACTAAGCTGTACTCCTTGCGCTAAAGAATTGATATACTGCTGTCGAGCTTCCTGAGTCGCTGCAACTTCGGTCTGGTAGAACTGTGCTGCCTGATCTAGTTGTGAGCGGTACTGACTTAGCTCTTGTGTCTTTTTTGTATAGTCAGCCTGTCGAGAGTATCCCTTAATGAGTTCATCTTCAGTAACCTCATGGTCTTCTCCGTTTATCTTAACGGTGTAGACATCAGGTGTGTCAACTTCCTCTTCAGTTTCTTCTTCTTCAGGTGACTCTTCCTCTTCATCCTCTGCTTCCTCTTCCGCTTCTTCAGCTTCAGGTTCTTCTTCGGATGCTTCGGGTTCGCCTTCAGGTACTTCCTCCTCTGACGGTTTTGCTTCCTCGGTTTCCGGTTTCTCCTCTGCAGGTTCCATCAAGCCAAGAATAGCTTTTTCTGCTTCTCTGATACCACCCTCTGCGGGGGGTAGTCCTACATCATGCGGGGCTGGTTGCGTATCCGCTGCCATTTTTTTATTCTCCTATAATTGGTATTGCTGCATTTTCTCAGCCATCTGTCCAGTTTCCAAAATGGATTGAAGATGGATGCGAAGCCTATCCAGCAGTCTCATAGCTAACCAAAGCGATTCTCTGGTTTCCTTATCACCGGTACCTGATTGTTTCCAGGTATCCAGTAAATCTTTTTCAAGTGTTTCAAATGCCTCTTTGATAAGAGGATCGTTTAGTAGAGATTGCGCTCTACGCGCTCTATCATCCAATGGCTACTGGTCTTCCTTGCTCAGCTTCAAGCTGGATCTCTGCCATCTTCAGGTTACTGTCCACCTGAGTCTTCATGGCTTCCAACTCTAGCCTCTGCTGTTTAACTTGAATGTCGGCAGCTTTGATCTCAATCTCTTTCTGTTTAAGCTGCATCTCCATTTGATCTATTGATTCCTTGGGGTTAGGTTGGTCTGGTACTTGATCGGGATCAGTCAAGAAGTCTTCAACGTTCTGGAAGCCCATATTCTTTATGAGTGCTGCCCCCATGTTATAAAGATTCTTCTGATTCACAATCTTCAGACCACCCTTCATTGCATCCCCTGCGAAGGAAAGCATGGTGGAAAGGTGCATCATTTGCTGGTCACGATTACCGCTTCCTAATCCTACGGAAACAGTACAATCGTATTTATCCTGCCACATGTCTGGTCTGACTGTGACAAAGTTATTTCTCAGCATGATGATCCTTTCGTGATCCTGGTTCTTTTGGATTAACTCAAATATATTGAGCATCAACTCCTTCACACCTGTTTCTGCGAAACTCCTGGCAATTAGTTCAACACGGGACTGTGCTGCTGTCATCGTAGCAGACACAGCCTGTGCTGTGGTGTGGGAGGTTAGTGCATTTTCATTTAGACCCTGGCTGTACTTGCTTACACCGGATCTTGATTCTCTCAGCTTGTCAAGGTAGTCAAGCATCTGGAATGAACTTTGTTCAAGCTGTGGCGTGGCTAACGGCATGATAGCGTTTGGTGACTTGACTCGCACTATACCGCCCGGTCTTTGCGTGAGCAAATCATCCAAGTTAGCCTGACCCTCTAGTATAGCATATCTACCAAAGTTCTGGTTGTACATGTTATCCATGAGGTTTCGTGTCAATACAGATTTTATCAACTGAATTGACATGACAAGATCCGCAATCGACAAGCCAAAGAACTTATGCGGAATCTTAATCGGGGTAACGCTTACAAATGGAATCCTGTCAATGAGGTCATTCTCAAGGATCTGGCTACCAACAGTGGTGATCTTCCTGAGTTCCGCAATCCCATCACCATCTTCATCTATGCGGATATAACTCTCATGTAACCAGTATGACTTTAACTCTTCACTATCAGCAGCATCACCCCAGCCTGACCAGAACTTAGCGGAGTCATCAAACTCATACCGCGATAACCTCTCTGCGGAGAACGCATCTATATCCGTGTCCCCACCACCCATTGCCTCTACATCATCTATATCAAACCCCATCTCCCTGAATTGGGACATAGTTTTTAATACGCGATGACAGACAAATCTTGCATCCTGTATTGTCTTGGATTCCCTTGAGATTAAGAACTCATCAGGTGGAACATTCTCTACCCTTACTCTTCCTGACTGCCTCTTTCTTTTTATAACAACATCATGGAATTCACCCTCTTCTTCCATTCGTGGGGTGTGCTCGATGATCTCAACATCATCATTCATAATGAGCATGTTGAATTCTACTTCATCGAGATTGTTGTACTCCTCACGACTCCAAT